AAGCCGTTACCCATCGAACTGAATTTCTCCAAGTGCACCCACCGCCCGAAGGGGGCAAGGCATTTAGGAGAGGCATGGCCTTGACCGTCAGGAATCCTCGTGAGAGGACTCCGCAGTGCATTTAGGGCCGAATGCCATCGATGGGGCATCAACAGCTTAACTAAGGCTGTTGACACACAGTCGCTGGCCGACTTCAAGTCAATGGTGGCCGATAAGCCATTAACAGACGCTGCACGGGCAACCCGCCTATGCATGTCTTGACCATTGACGAGGTCGATTCCCACCTGACGCAGACGAGAGCGCATAACACGCCCAAGCCCAAGTTGGTAGAACCCGTTGAGACTCGGTTCCTTCGCGCAAGCGCGGAGGGAATTCGAATCCTTCGGGACCGTGAAGTAGACATTTCCACGGCTCGACTTCGGAAGCCTACCTAATGCCGCGCTCGCGCGCGCCCACGCAGTGCCTGTCCAGGGCACCAGATGGAATAGCGCATTAGGAGTAAAGGTTGGAGTCGATGACATTTTGTCGGGAATGGTAGCCATCCGACTAACGTCACTGACCGTCGCACCGGGACCGAACCGACCTTCCCAGGTCGATGGCGGCCCTTCACCGAGGACCCACTCAACGTTTTTACGCACCGCATCCACAAAGGAGCGGAACGAGCTACTGGCCGGGCGCCCACGAAGGGTGCCCAGATCCATAAACTCATTGAGTAGTCTATTCGTGTGAAAGCACTCCTTCTCTGCCCACAACCACTTGTCAAGGGTGATAGCGGGGAGATCACGACCGGTCGGCAGGCCGTCGAACTTCCGAAGAAATTCGGTTGCGGCCACAGACCTCCTAAATAAGTCGTGCGAAGTGTAGTGCGCTGGGATCACCTCTAACGAGGTTAACTGAGCCCAGTCACCCTCTCGCAACAGTATCGCTACTGTCAGCGAGCGGGCGCAGTCAAGCCCCTCCATATAGGAGAGGGCGATATCCAACACCTGAGGTGTTAAGCCAACCATCACTTCTCCTTCTGGGGATAGTGAACCATGGGGGCGAGCTTTTGCTCTTAGACAGCGGCCATCCCGTTGCTGACCTGCGTTTTAAACAGGGTAGCAGCGAGTAGGTTCGCGGTCTGGTAGGCAAATTCGACTCGCGGCGTGTCGGACATGCCTTTCGGCATCTCCCATTCGCCGGTGAATCGGGCTCGGTTGGCTACGGAGGTGAGGCCCGTGGTGGTGTTTGTCGCGATCTCCGGCCACACAAGTGTGGCACGGAGGAGACGCGACGCACCGCGGGGACCCTCTTTCGCGGTCATGCGAATCTCTGGGCAAAAGGCCCAGGCGCTTCCCGCGACATTCCTCCAGATGGCCGGGTTGATCCCGGCCGAGGGTTGGATACCGTACCAGACGACGTCGGTGGTACCATCCGCCTTCTTGACGGTGATGTCTGCCAATGCTGGCATGATTTTCTCCAGTTAGGGAGTAGTTGAAGTACCCAAGGTGACTGCATTCGTCTTCGCCGCTTCGTCAGCGGAACCGGTTCGATCTCCCAGGTAGGATGCTCTTCGGGTCATACCCGTTAGTAGAGAGCAGCTGCACCAGGAGTGAACATGCAGTCGCAGCCCGCGAAAGTGAAAGCTTCGCAGGTAGACGTAACCCGAGTGTCACGTCGGGGATTCCGGGGGTTCTCACCGTCCGGAACTCTACACCAACAGCATTTATGGCTAAGTTGCCAATGTTGTCCCAGTGTGGAGGTGGGCTTCCAAAGCCGTACACGTGTCCCTCACTGTTGTACTGTGATGTCGTTACGACGTGTACCGTGTGGTAGGCATTCTCTATTGATAACCCGTAGAACTCAGAGTAAGCTCCGAGCCATTGGGACCAGTTCGAGAACCAGTCTAGCACAAAGGAGAACGGTACAAGCTCGTTGATCACGCTAAACGGGTTGACAAAACCCAAGCGTGATGCGAGCAGCAGATTCGGGTTTTCAATCCGAACCACTGCCCCTACACGTGCGCGCACGTGGCGCCAATGTTGCACATGGATCCGACTCCAGTCATGGCCATTCCCTCCAGGTTGATCCGGTGGGTTCAACAAGGTTTTATCCATGTCGAACTTACCCGAGGACTTCCCGAAGATTGGCCTTGGTTTGAAGTCGCCTTGCAAAAGATCCATGCCGTTGACAAGATCCTCACATAAAGGAGCCCACCCAAAATGTAGTTCTATCCACATCCCGGCAGGTGACTTCGCTTTAACGATTGCTTTCCGCGTCTTTGTAAGAGCATCCTTATGGGAGTCTTTAGACCTTAGGGAAAGTGCCTCAGTGAGAACCCGTTTCGCGCCTTTCACGTCGAGTTTCTTGCACGCTTTTGCGAACTTTAAAAGGTCCGTAAAGCGGCGGGTGATCATCGATAGTGATTGGCGTGCTTCGATCAAGTTCACCAGCATCTCTGCTGAAGGCGCGGCTAGGTCCGAAAACTTTGCACGCGCCTTGGCGAGAACTTGCTGCGTCTCCGGTGAATCGTACCCAAGTCGGTCGGTATAGAGGGTAAACCCTCCACCTTCTGTACTCGGGTCAGAGATCCCTGCCAGGCTGCCAAGCCCTGACAGTGTACCGGAAGACGTGACGCTCGCGGACAACGTATACCTGTAGATCGCATTGTAGGGCAGCTGCAAGTCGTAAGGCTTGCTTTGCTTGTAGATGCGACGCTTCACAAAGACGGCACCCGCGAGGGCGCCACCGCTGTGGTACAGGACATCAACGGGGCCGATGATCGGGTGTGCCATACGCTCCTTTGCGATGGTTGCCAATCTACCGGCGCGGCTTGCTAAGCCGCTCCGAGCTAGCGAGTAGAACCTCTCACAGGACACAAAGCGAAGTTAATCGCCTCACCGGTGATTCGTGGTTGTAAACTGTGCGTTGTGAATGCACAGACCTCAACTAGCGATCTCCCAGTCGAAGACTGGTTAGGGTCCAGGTCGGACCTTAAGATCGTCTAGAAACCCCACTCCTTTGCTTCAATTGCGCAGACCACCGCCCCGTCAGGGGTCCGTCATGCATGGGTATCAAACCATGCACCGGTATAGCACCAGGGTTAGCGTCACAGTCGGTGATAAGTCGACCTGACACGTCCTGGTTGGTGCTATTAGGCTGCTCAGCGCAGTTTAG